GATCTTCAAAGAACTTGACACCGTAGTATCTGACAACATCAGCAGGAACGACATACTCACCCTCAGAGAGTTGTGCAGGAATATCATCTCGAACTTCTTCTGCGAGAGAACCAGGTGGTACTTCGTTTCCTGATACTGGATCTACGTCCAGATCATCATCTATTATTCCACCCTCTTGCATAAATGCCATTTCCATTTGATCATTCATTACTGCACCGCCTTTAAACATTTTTTTTGGTATATTTATGTTTACTTCTCTACTAGGAGTATCTAAAAGATTAGCTAAGTATTCTCCTGCTAACTCAGGAGAGTACCTTATGTGTCTTAAAATACCTTTTAAATCTGTAGGTAAGTCTCTTTGTACTTTGTTAAAATCATACTCATCAGTTATTCGTAATCCACTGGGATTCTTTTCTACATCAAATCTACCTAAACTAGTCGCAACTCTATACTGTGGATCAGTAAATGTTCTAATTAAAGAATCTTTGTATGACTCATCAACTCTTGTGGTAACTCCTTTAGCATCTGGATCACGAAAGTATGGACTAACAGTTGTTACGTTTTCTGGTTGATTTTTAAATTTTCTATTTCGTACATTTCTAAAATTTTCTTCTTGTTTTTCTGCTAGAAGAATCATTTCTATTAATTCATCATTAGTGAAATTTTTTTCAGTTATATCAGAATCTTTACCTAAAACATTTTCTATTAACAGTCTCGCATTAGTAGGTATTTTATTGTACAAATTTTTAAAAGAAAAAGACTCATCGTTTAATTTGTATTCAGCCCTTACACGATCTCTTTCTTCTTCTTTTATGTCATCTAATGACACAGTTCTAAGACCTGTCTTAGGTTTTTTGTCTTCCCCTACAAACTTGTCAGCCTCCTGCTGTGCTCCTTCAGCAGTAAAACCAAACATCTCCATTTGATCACTGGTCTGGTTTAGGTCCATTCACTTCATCCCTTAAAAACTTTAGCCTACGGAGTGCTTTTGCTTCACCCTGCAGTCTAAACAAGTCTTCCTGTTTTATAGTTTGTTCCATTTGAATATGGACGTGGTTGAGTCTTCGATCCAGTTCATCGTTAAACGAGTTCCAGATCTCCATGTTATTTACCAGTAGTTTTAATTTCATAAGTGTTCGTTATCCTGTGTTACCAGTGAACCCTTGTTCTCCTGGTAGTGGTGCTGTGCCTGTACCGATTTGACCACCACCTGATCCCTGAGTGTCTTGTACTTGAGCACCTGCAGGAGGACGTTGTTCTCCTTGTTGAGGAGCACCCTGCTGCTGTGGAGCGTTAGGATCTACTTGGGGTGGTGGATTATCTGCTTGGAATTTCTTGAGAATCTCAGCCTGTATAGCTGCGTCACCCATAGAGTTTGTAAGTTTGTCAGGATCAAGATCCATAGACTTAGCAATCTCTCTGATAATATAATCCATTTTTGCAAAAGGTGCAAGCACTGGATTCTGTACAACACCAAGAAACTGCATAAGTCTCTGACTACGAACCTCGTTAGCCATCAAGCTTTCTGTTCCTTCAGCCTTTACAGACAAATCACCTTTTACACCATCATCATAATCAAACTGCATGTTAAAGTGAAAGAAAGCTCTACCTAGTGGTGCTAACAGATAATCATCTATGTTCTTTACAACGTTTCTTATGCTACCGTTGGCAGCAGACATGAGCATAGAAATACCAGAGGCAGTACGCCCTACACCCTGTATGCCTGTCTGACCATGAGCAAAGGATGGAAAGCCTGTTGACTCATCTGCTAACACTCTTGCTTTGTCGAACATCTGCATGTTCTCGTTAGATACATTCGGGAACTTGGTACCAAAGATAGCTTGACCAGGTGCCCCTCCTTGTCTCCTAAACACTTTGCCTGGATACACAGAGAGGTCTTGCCCTGGGACGAGATTAGTCTCGTCTACCTCTATAAGTAGATTACCAGACAATGCTGCGTTATCTACTGACATTCTCATAAATCCGTTCATAAGATTTTGTGTATCATCCATATTTTCTGCAATACCTACTCCAAAGAATGAGTAAGGGTTTACCTCAAAAGGCACTGCGTAATATGGTAAGATAGAAGGAGTAAATGGATTCATAACAAGACGTAACACTTGTCCGTTACAAACCCAGATGTTTACGGAAACCTGATCTTGGTTTTCTAATTCTTTGGGGATCTCTATGTCGTATTCTTTTAAAAGCTCTGTGTCAACATATCCCCAAAACTCTAACACTGAGTATCTCTCAGCTTTTGTTTCTTGATCAGCCTCTTCCATGACTTGTTCCCACCACTCTTTAGAGTAGGACTCTCCCATGCTGATAGCTGTATCAATAGCGTTTGATCTGAAGAAAGGTCTTTTCTTTAACCCACGCATTTGAGATCTAGACATCTTGTGTCTCTCAACTACGTACTCTGCCTCATCCATGTTATTAGCGTCTGGGTCAGGATAAAAGTTCCAGATACTTACACTAGATGTTTGTGGTACAGTTTTAATTGTGGGTGTGTATTCACCATCTTCTGACCAAGAAGGGTATTCCTTATCGTAAGCAAATGGACCCTTCATAATACCTGTACCAAACAGAGCAGTTTCAAATGCTGCTATACGTAACTGCTTTCTAGCATTTGACTCTTCTAGTTGGTCATGTATTTTCTTTTCCATCTTTTTAGCTGCAACCATGGCAGGATGGAAAGTAACTTTACTTGGAGTTACTCCTGGCCCATCTTCTATAAGATCTTGCACAGGCTCTAGTTTATTACGAAGTGCTCCAAGTCTTTCTCGTAAATCAATAATTGTCTCACCAGGCTGTAGTCTTGTTTCATCTTCTGGCAACGCACCGTCAGACTCTTGAGCTTTACGCATGTTGCTGTCAGTCTCAAAGTTTACAGACTCTGATATACCTTCTGGTAAAACAGTAGGGTTGATAGAGATAGGAAATTTGTTAGAACCAAAGAGCACATCTACAATCTGACCATAGGCTGCAAGAACCTTGGTCTTAGTTACTTTTACAAATACTCTAGACTTTTCTGTAGATGTAAACTGCACGTCTGATCCGTACACACCACGATAGTTTTGATAGGCTCTGATCCATCGTAGTTCGTCAGTGTATCTAGCTTTCTCAGCCTTGTAGAATTTGCCCTCGACAAGACCTACTACTGTTCCTACCTTTTCATCTCTACTACTATCAGCATCTTCTTTATCTTCTACAAAAGAGGATTCCTCTTCATCCATGTAAAGTTCGTCTGATTCAAAGATATCATCTTCTTCCATTAGTTAATCCTTAATATCCAAATGTGGGATCTGATGCTTGAAACCCTGTTCGTTGAGAGTCTGGGTTGAAATCAAATAAGTTGCTTCTGGGTCTAGTCATCACACCGTATCGCAAAGCATCGTACAGGTGATCTTCTGAGTTGGTGTCCACGTCTTCAGGGTTCTTTTTATCTAAAGGTATGGACGGTAATTGAGAGACAAGATTTGTGCAGTTATTAAATATAACAAGCCTGGGTTCCTCTGTAAACTCATCTACTTGTAGTCTTCTGTGTAGTTCGTTTTTACCTGCTACTCGTGAGCCTCTTGATCTATCTGCAGGACGCCATCTACATCCTTTCATGATCATCTGCTCTGCTAGGCTAGGACCAGTGTCACCTCTTTTGTGCCAGAGTGAAGAGTCTAAGACACCGTACCTTATTTTTTCTCCTTCTTCCAATTCCAGGATCATGTCAGCCAAGTCAGTCGCTATGATCTTAGAAACATATAACTCCCTGTAGACAATTAGCTGTTCAGACCCTGGAACTATTGCTATCCATACAACGCCTGTGTGAGATCCGTATCCGTAGTCACAGGCTCTAAAACGAGTCCAGTTTGAAGGTATATCGTAGGGGTCAACTACGTGTATCTTTCTGTTGAACTCTGGAAATGCTGAACCCTCGTTTATATCCCAGTCACCTTCTAGTAGTTGTCTCCTCTGGTGTTCAGGAAGAGATAGAAGGTTTGCTTCGTACATCCCATCCTCAGATAAGTAGGGATTGTCAAACAGGGTAGCAGGTATAAACTTTCTTTTGAATAGAGGTTCACCCTCTCTTGAGTGACCTTTAGGCCATTGAATTATATCACCGTTTTCGTCAGTTGCCCAGAAAGCACTTCCTGGAGGACTGGGTTCTATAAAGTGTTTTCGTACCCACTGGTGTCCTGGCCCCCCAGGGTTGCTAGTAGCTCTCATATAGAGTGGTAATCCACTTGCTTTTGTAGCACGTAACCTTGATCTCATGTAGGACCAAGCGTAACTGGAGGGCCATTGCGTTAACTCATCAAAGCCTATCCAGTTAAAGGCTTGACCTTGATACCTCATAACGTCATCGTCACGATCAAGATACGACATCCAGAGTGTTGCACCGTTAGGTGCTACCCAAGTCTTATCTCTTTCCATGAACTTTATTCCTGGAACAGCCTTTGGGTAAAGCTGTTTACTTACAGATATAAGTTCTCGTAACTCTTCTGTACTCCTACGAACAAGTAACATTCGTGCATGTGGATTCGTAAAATATCTAACTGGATCAGCCACCATCGAATACGACTTGCCACCACCTGCTGCTCCTCCGTATAACACCTCTTGTTCTGTTGAAGCTAGAAACTTAGTTTGTGGACCTGGATTAGGCTCAAATATTACCTCTTGTTTGTCCACAGAAAGGGCATCGTTCTCCAGGTTCGAGTGAGATGTAGTCTTCGTCTTCGCTAAGATCTCTGGTGTTTCTACCACCAATTCTTTTCTCTTCGATTTTCTGGCTCTTCCTTGCCGCTTCTTTGTATTTTTTGGCATACTGCTTGTAGTTCGAGGAAGCTCTACGCCTTTTTTCTTCCATTCTGACACGTTTGTATAACCCTACATGTGATATTTCTCTACCAGATTGTTTAGATAACCAGACTGCTACTTTCCTGGTACTGTATTCTTGAAGAAATAGTTTAGCTTTTTCTAGTAACTCTAACTCTTCAGGGATAGGTAGCAGTAAGTCTGGATCTGTTTCATCCTGTTTGTAACCAAAGGGTACGTGTCTTCCTACTCTTATAACAGGATACCACTCTCCTAGTTCCCCTTGTAGTGGTATCTGCCAGTCAACTTTGGTTGGGTGGTCTGCTGTTGTAGCTCTTTTACTCATTATCTTTCGCAGGTAAAATAAATAAAGGCTCTGATGTCTTTACTTCTACCTTGTCTGTTTTAGTAAATCCTGCACGATCTAGAATGTCTTTAGCTGCTAACATCTTTTCTTTTACACCTAGATCAGTAGGATCTTTCATAACAGAAAACATTGTGTAGGCTGCTTTGGTTGAAGACTGTGCTATAAACTTTTTTGTAACGTCTGCTATTTCATCTGTCAGACTGTTGACAACAGAAGTAGAGGCTACACTGTCAGCGTATCCTGCTAGTTTCTTAGCCTGTACAGGATCTCCTTGTGCCTCTTCAAAAAGAACGTCTAAGAACTTTTGTTGTTTTTCTG